AATGGTGTGAGCGATGCTAAAAAGAACGAGTATCGTAATGTTACTGCTGAGCTTGAAGCAAAAACCAAACTGGCAGCCGCTAATAAGTCAGTACAAGACAGTATTGACGGGCTAATGAAGCAGCAAGCTTTATTTGGCAATAGCAGTGCGCTTGCCTCGCTCATGTACGATATTGAGCACACTGACAAGTACAAGGACGCTACTAAAGAGTTGACCGACGAGCTAATCAAGCAAACAAGAGCGCTTGAGCAATTAGGAATGACAGCTAAAGCTACGGCTGCAATACAAGCACGATTTGCACAGCTTGAAAAAGATAAAGAAAAGTCAGGTGATGCACTTCTTGGTGTCATGGGTGAGATAAAAGAAGAAACCCCACTTGGTAAAATTCAAGCTGACTATGAGGGCAGACTTGCAAAGGTTGAGGAGTACGAAAGACTACACACTGATATGCTAGAGAACGCAAAAATAGCGCGTTTAGCTATCGAGCAATCCTACATGGATGCCAAGCGCAATCTCATGCTTACACAAGGTGAGGCGCTTTTTGGTGACTTGGCAGGGTTAGCAAAAGGCTTTGCTGGTGAGCAGTCAGGTATCTACAAAGCATTGTTTGCGGTCGAAAAGGGCTTTGCAATCGCTCAATCTGCTATCGCTATCCAGCAATCAATCGCTAAAGCAATGGCTGTCGGATTCCCTGCCAACATTCCCTTGATTGGTCAAGCGGTCAGTCAGGGCATGGGGATTATGAGTAGTATTAAAAGCATAACAGCTGGCTTCAAACAAGGCGGCTACACGGGCAACATGGGCGCGTCTCAAGTGGCTGGTGTGGTTCACGGTCAAGAGTACGTGTTTGATGCTCAATCGACTAAGCGTATCGGGGTTGACAATCTCAATGCTATGCGCCGAGGCGATAAGGCTGGTGGTGATGTGCAAGTGAACATTATCAATAACTCATCGGCTAGAGTGACGGCTAGTGATGATGGCAAGACAATCACAATCAGCGATGTTCGCAATGAGGCTGTAAATGCAGTTAAGCAAGGATTTACACAGCTTAGAAACCCCAATAGCTACAATGCCAAAATGGTGCAAGCGAGCTTTAACACAACGGTCAAGAGGTGATTATGGCAGCAATAGATTTACTACCAAAGCTCATTTTGTGCCCGTTACGTGACAGCTATAGCCCTACGTTAGGCAATGACGTTATTACCACTCAGTATGAAAACGGTATGCCGCGACAGCGCCTGGCAGGGGTTGGGCGACCGCATCAAACGCCAGTATCATTTAGGCATAAGGCACAGCATCAAGATTATATCTTAGCGTTTTGGCGGCTATATCGCGCTAAAGCGTTTGCCATGCGCCTTATCTTGGATGGTACGGACTTGGCGTGGTATGAGTGTCGCTTTATCGGTGAGCCGTCAATCTTGGCACTGGGCAATAATGTTTTTGAATTTAGTATTGGCTTGGTATGCAGACCAAAGCCGCTTAATCTTGAGCTAGATGAAACGCTGGTCTATTTTTACAATGAGACAGGCGGTGATATATCAGGCTTTACTAATGCGCTTGAGAAACTAGTCAATGAAGATTTGCCGGATGCAATGAGGGGGTTAAATGCCTGATTAATGGTATAATGATCCTATAAAATAAGGATTTATTATGAGTGATGCCAAAACAAAGATGGTAGAGTCCAAACTTAAAGGTATGTGCCGAATACATAAAATAAGCTACATATCTAGTTTGATTGTCGGTGATATACATGAAGACTTAGAGCTGTATAATCATATTAGATTTTTGTTGTCGGCGCTGATTGATTCGGAACAAGAAGATAACAAGCAGAGAAAGCAAAACAATAAGGATTTGTTATGAGTGGTATAGAATTTACTGGCACATGGCACTTGCTATCAGAAAAACTACCTGAACATCCTTGCAGCGTACTAATTGCCTTCAAAAGCGGCAATGTCTTGGAAGCGTCTTACAGTAATTATAGCCGCCAGCCGTCATTGAGTTGGTATCCCGATATATATGTAATATCGGAAGAGCCTGCCCGATTTGATGGCGCTTACTGGTGTTATGTGCCCGAAAGCCCTACTGTCAAAAAATAAAATAAGCAAGCAAAAGATAAGCCTTTACAGAAATGTAAGGGCTTTTTTATTGCCAAAAATTTGAGGTTAACAATGCCTGATTATAATTACTGGTTAAGTGGCAATCCCGATGACGTGAGATTGCAGTGTGTTGAGATATCACACCCTGCATGGTCAAAGGTCTACCGCATTGTGCAAAACCATGCAGACAGCATTACAGTGCAGCATGAGGGCGGTTTTACTTATCCTTATGAGTATGTGCCACTGACTATCCAAAAGGGTACAAACAGCGACGACTTGGATCAAGAAATAACCATCGGTGTTGGTGACTTAGGTGAGGACTTTCCGCTTGAGATTGACCGTATAAGAGCAAGCGAGCTTTACAACCACATACGCCCGATGTTGAATTATCGTGAATACAATCTGTCTGATTTAACAAAGCCACAAGTCACTATCTTAGGCTTAGAAGCTACAGATTATGAGCCTAAAAAAGAAGGTGCTGTGTTCGTGTGCAGGGCTAAGCAGATGAATCTGACCAAGACGGGCGAAACGTACAATCTTGACGACTATAAAACACTGCGAGGGTTTGTCTAATGTGGGACGACATTATCTATGATGCTGATAGCTACTGTTGTGAGCATTTTTTGATAGATGCCTACAACCATTACACGACAATCAATCTAACCGACAAGCTGCTGAAAGGCGGCTTTTTTTATGCCTATGGTTTAAAGAATTTTAAGCGCGTTGATGATCCCAAGCAATTTACTATCGTGCTGTTTAGGGCAAAAGGTGAAAAGGCTCATGTGGGCTTGTGGATAGATGGGCGTGTGTTGCACTTAGAGCCGCATGGCGTGGTATGGCAGCCACTTGATTACATTAAACAAGGCTTTGATAGGGTGATATTTTATGAAGTTATTTAAGCCTAGCATTGAGCTTGTTGTCATAAGGGATAAGTACAATCCTGCCAATAATATCGAACATTATCAAGGTCGCTGCATTGAGAAGTTATTAAAAGAGGCGTTCGGTGAAAAAGGTCTATCGCCAAACGTCAGGCTATATCATAAAAACTTGCTGAACGATGTAACGCCTGAAACGGCAAGTGATGTTGACCAAGTGATGAAGCTTAAAGGTCGCATTTATGCCGTTGTCCATCCACTAGGCTTGGAAGGTTGGGTAATATCACTCATCATATCAATGACGGTTGCCGTTGCAGCAGCGTTTATGATGCCAAAATTACCTGATATGAATGGTAATAATCAACCGCCTAGTCCTAACAATGCGTTATCAGCTCGAACCAACCGTGAGCGTTTAGGTGGTCGAGTGCCTGATATTTACGGGACGGTTTGGTCGGTGCCTGATTTGATAGCACCAACCTACAGCGTTTATGTGAATAACCGCGAAGTTGAGTTTAGTTATATGTGCATCGGTCGCGGTCGCTTTAATGTAATTGAGGCGCTAGATGATACGACGCCTATTAATCAGGTTTTTGGTTCAAGCGTGATGGTTTTTGATCCTGATGACAGTCTAAATGATACGCCTGATTTTCTATTCGGTTCAGCGTTTACGCCCGATGAAGCCGCGCTGTCACGATTGGCAGTTAAGCGTTATACGTCGGTCAATGGTCAGCTATTACCGCCTACAGACAACTTTTTGACGTTAGATAAGGCAGTGTTTAGAGCTGGTGGCATCATCGAGCAGTCAGGTTTTAACTTTGCTAGTCAGTTTGTCGTCGGTGACAAGCTGACAGTCGTGCAAGCAAATCCTGCTGACAGCGCCAACGGCATCAAAGAGCCACCTGAGACTGGCGATATTGTCAAATATAACTTAAGCGGTGTTTATACGATTAGCGCGTTGGCTGAAAACACGGTCACGTTATCAAACCCCAATGCGGTCAATACTGACTGGGGTAAATTGGCAACCAATGCTGATTATACCGTACCGACTGAGGCGACGATTAGTACAAGCTCGGACGCATTATGGCAAGGGTATTTTTATACCAACGCTAAAGACCATGAATATGTACTGTTGAATATCCTCGCGACCAACGGGCTTTATATCACCGACGGCAAGAAATATGAGCCTATAGGTTTAGAGATTGAGATTGAGAGCGAGATTGTCGATGTGTCAAACAATCCGGTTACAGGTACTTTACAAAAGCAAACTGAAATAATCCACGGCTCACAATATAAGCGTTATGCGATTAATAACGGTGTCGGTGTGTTTAGAAACAGCTCTTTTTGGTGGTCAAATGCTCACGTAGTCGATGACGAGGCAGCACAAAGCGCAGGCACTACCGTTAAGGTTACTAATACTAATATGGGCGTCGGCAAGCGTCTACGCTTTAGAGTCAGGCGCAAACACAAGAAAGCATTTGTTGACGGTAACTTTACCATTGCTCAGGATTTGCGGATTGCAGACTTTTACGGTGCGCGCTTAATGACAGCAGCAGACGCACCCAAAGGCGTGACCACGGTCTATACAAAGACATTGGCAACAGAGGGCGCACTATCACTCAAAGAACGTAAGCTGCGTCTATTGGTACAGCGATACGTGACAGATGCGACAAGCGGTTTGCCTAAGCTGTCAAACAGAGCTGATGACATTATCAGGCACATAGCGACGGATAGTAAAATCGGCAATCTTGATCTGTCGCAAGTCGATATCGCGCAGATCAAGAGCGAGGTCGATATCTTGATTGCCTATTTTGGCACTGCTAAATGTGCTGAGTTTTGCGGTACGTTTGATGATAATAATCTGAGTGCAGAAGAAACTTTGCAGACGGTCGCAAGGGCGGTATTTAGTCAAGCAAAAAGGCAAGGTAATAAAGTCATGCTTGATTTTGAGCGACTTGTACCAGCGTCGGTTGCTGTCTTTAACAGTCATAATATTTTGCCTGATACTTATACCGCGCCTCAGTCGTTTGGTATCAACAATGATTATGATGGGGTTAAGATTGAATACACCGATCCCGTTGATGATGCGGTTATCACGCTGTCTTATCCCAGTGAAGTACTTAGTAATCCGCACGAGGAAAAATTGGTAGGCGTCAGAAACAAGATACAAGCGCATATCCATGCCATGCGACTGTTAAACCGTGATAAGTATACGTACAAGTCATGCGAATTTACCGCAGGGGATGAGTCAAACATTGTGGTGCGGACAAATCGTGTGACCGTTGCAGAGCAATTACGTGCAGACGTACAGCAAGGCAGTATAGATAGCATTGTGACCGTTGGCAGTGACATTATCATGTATGTGGATGGTGACGCACTGCTAACGCCTAGCGGTCAATATACAGCGTTTATTCAGACAGTGAATAATGGTGTTGAAGCCATAGCAGTCACAGCAAACGATGGCTACAGCGTCAAACTCGCACGATTGCCAAGCGGTGAGATATCAAGCGGTGCTGTAGCAGTGCAAGCGGTCTATCAAATCGTGAGTAATGATGATATGCAGCGTGACGCATACCTAGTCGCTGAGAAATCACCATCGGAGGGTATGACAAATAAACTGACCTGCACAAATTACGATAACAGGTTTTATCAAAATGACACTGACTACATAAACGGCTTTATTGCCTTAAATTAAACATACGCCCTCAATAACGAGGGCTTTTTTTGGAGTTAAAAAGCATGGCTGAAACTGATAATATGCTCACAAGGGCTAGTCAAGACCTACAGACGATTGAAGATTTTGTAAATTTACCTGCTGATACTGTGATTAATCCTCGCCTATTGCCGTCAGTCAATGTCGGCACATTGGCAGGTACAAGGCAAGCAATTTTTGAGGCTGGGGGTTTACCTGCCAAGCCGTTTGCAACCAAAGCATTGATGACTGCTAGTGCGTTAGTAGATGGTGATTATGCGATGGTCACTGATGATACGGTCAATAATGGCTTGTATGTTAAGACATCAGGGTTTTGGGTTAAGAGTGGGTATGACCCTTTGACACAAGCAAAAGCATATACGGACAGTATAGATAAAAAGTTACGGCTAGACTCTGGGATTGCGATAGATACTGAGTCGTTAGTAAAGCACCCTGTTTGGGCATCAACTTCATCCGGATTATGGCTTAAAAACTCTAGCTTCACAGGGTATATTCTTGAATTAAATACTGGCAGTAGTTTTACATTCACAGGCAATAAGGCGCTTAATACGTTAGTCTATACGTTCAATGGCGGCTTGGCAGCAACTACTGGCGTTATTAGAGTCGCTGATGTAAAGACGCTAGGATTAGGAGAGATATATACAGTAACGGGCAGTGGCGAATACGACTCTATCTGGGTATCAGCAATGGATGGCGCACAAAACAAAGAGCCTTTTGATATAGCTTACAAAAGCGAACCAGTGCTGCGAGATAGTGATATAAGTAAGGATATTTATATTGCAGATAACGTTAAAAAAATAGCACCCGTAGAGGCTGTCGCAAACGTAATGCTTCAAACACACGAGCTAAAAAGCAATCTATTAGATGTTGCCGTCAGTGAGGTAAACAGCACTTTTAAATTAATAGACACGCAAAGCCGTAAAGGGTTTTATCAACAAACCGCGCATCTTACAGGTCAGGACAGGAGCATTGGTCTAAATGATGCGTCATATACCTTAAGATTGGTAGAGGGTGATGTATTAGAGTTTTATTATAACCCCACTATTGGAGCGACATTTGTAGAAAGATTTACTGATGTAAATAATGATTATGGTTATACATTGCTGGCTCAAAACTACAACAGCAGGGATGTAGTGCGAAAATTTAAGTTTGTGGCTACTAAGACCGCATATTACACAATGCACAGCGTATTACTAAAAAGTATTGTATTAAATGGTAGTCCGGTTGATAAAACCCTTTTAAAGGTGGTAGTTAATGACCCGAGATTTGCGTGGGTATCCCCTCTGGGTTTTAGAGAAACCGAGGAGTGGTTGGCTTATAAATCGTCAGTACCTTTTGTGGTATATAAAGGGGATACAATAAAAATAGAAGGAGTAGTAAAGGGTTCAGCAGCTATTCTAGCTAACGGAAACTTTGGGGCTAGTAATAGAAATTTAGTCGTAGTACGTGCAATACCTGATGACTACGTAGGCAACGACTTGGAGTGGACAGCAAACGAAACAATGGAGATAACACTACAAGCGTATACTACATCTAAGTTTTATATCAAACGTGCTGTTAACATAAAGAGCTTGGTCGCAGATAGCAAAAAACCTTTCGATGTTACTAGCATTAATATGCTAGACCTACCTTCAGTTGAAACTGTGTTTGCGACTCACCTCAGTTATATCTTGAAGATGGAAATGGTAAGCGGTGTTGAGAATATAGCTATATCTCAAAATCTAGGTAAAACGTGGACGTACATTGTTAACACTATTGGCAATATAGTTAATTACCACTTCTTTACTGACGGGACTATTTTACTTAGTAATGAAAAAGAGTGTTTTTGGACTGATGACTACTTGACCTTAAATAAATCTACCTTATTAAATAAGGATGGCACTACGTGGTCTAGGCAGTACACTAGCTCGCTAAACTTCTTTGGGCAGCAAAACGGTGATAAACCAATGTTTGTAGATGGTCAAGAGGTTTATGTATGGGGAGAGTATGCGATAGGTGCGTCTGATGTTGGTATCTGGTATACAAAAGATTATGGACGAACTATCAAAAGAGCTGCTGATTTTCAAAAAAACGAGAATTTAGGAGGCACAGTAGTTAATGTTCGCCATATACATAAGGTTTATTACCACGCAAAACAAGAAAGCTTTTATGCACTAACGGGAGATTTTGGTGATGAAATACTCTTGGTTAAAGGTAAGTATAACTTAGTGGATGATACTTGGTTGTGGGAGGTTATAGGTCAAGGTCATGCGTACAAATTTGGTAATATGTGGTGTGATGATTACTACGCTTATTTTACGACTGACTACACAGACGCTTTATATAAAAACTACTGGGGTATAGTAAGAGTAGGCTTAGACCATCTTGGCGACCCTTCTAAATTCAGACTTGCATGGGACGCAAAAGAAGGAGGTTGGGGTGATGGTAGTCCATATCGTTTCATTGCAGACCGCAACGGCAACAAAGTATTGATTGGTGAGTTGTACACATCAGGTTATATAATGGTCGCAACGACAGGCTATGATTTTAAGCGTGTTAATATTAGCATGCCTGTTGTGTTGTCGTTCATTATTGGTCCGAATGATAATGGCGATATTTATATGAAGGCTGACTTATATGGTAGGGGGTTAGCCTCAAACACTGAGTCTAATAAACTAAACGGGGGTGCTGTCAACATTACTAAAATGCTACGCAATGCGGGTCTGGTAAACTTCATGACAGGCGAGCAAACACTGCCTCATCTAAGCGGTGTTTCTGAGTAGATTTATGGCAACGGCTTACAAGGTCTGAACGCTTATTGATACCAACCCTCATAACGAGGGTTTTTTATTATCTAAAATTTAGGAGAGACAATGCCAAACAACACACCCTTTTGGGACATCATTTTATTAAAGCTGCTGGTATTTCTGCCGAAAGTTTTTGCCGCGGTCATTGGCGCTATCTTTGGCTTGATGCTATCAGGAGATATTGGCAGGGACGGTAAGATACAAGTAAATCTATCGGTTATCGTTAAGTTTACCATCGCAGTAACTATCTCACTGTTTGGCGGTGCGGCTCATATCGAGTTTATGGACTATCAAAATTACAGCGTTATGACACACGGGGCAATCATGCTTGTGTGGGCAGTGTTTGGAATGCTCGCAATAGGCATCGTTTATCAAGCTGTGGCACTCATGCAAGGCAAAACACTTGCTGAGGTCGTTAAAGAAATTAAAGACGCCGCGTTTGCAATCTTTGGCAAATAACAATCAGTATTAAATATCGCCCCTTAATTAGGGCTTTTTTTGGAGCTAAATAAATGAGCAAAAAGCTAACAGAGCAACAAATCAAAGATGCTGCTATCGGTAGTGGCATTACTTATGCAGCCTTGCGAGCCGTCATTGATGTTGAGGTTGGCAATCGAAGTGGATTCAATGCAGATGGTACGCCAACAATTCTATTTGAGCCTCATATCTTATGGCGTGAGCTTGGCAACGTGTTTTATATCACTAAGCGCAAACAGCTTGCGGATTTATTCCCTGATATTTGCAGCCAAAAATGGGACAAGTCACTATACAATGTCCGACCACAGCATCAAAAATTATATGTCGCTAGCGTCTTGCACTGGGAGGCAGCGCACAAGTCAGCAAGTTATGGCATTGGTCAGGTGATGGGTTTTAATTACAAGTCGCTTGGTTATCCAACGCTAAAGCAGTTTGTCGATGATATGCACGAATCGGAAGCAAAGCAGCTTGAAGCTATGATCCGTTTTATCACAGTCAATAATCTAAAAGGCGCACTCATTCGCAAAGACTGGGCAGCGTTTGCAGAAGGTTATAACGGCTCAGGTTATCGAGCTAACAAGTATGATGACAAGTTAGCAGCAGCATATCGTAAGTACGTTTAGCTGCATTTAGCTACGTTTAGCTGCTATAATAGCTACACTGTAGTCCTACCGCCGGCTGTCCTCACGGATAAAGGTTGTAACGGCTTAGTTGGTTTAAAGTCCTTGTGCGAACATTCGCGATAAGTAACGCAGAAAATCATAACAATACATCGTTATGAAAGAGGTTTGTTAGGCTTATTGTTCCTCTATAAACTAAGACAAATTGCCCA